CGGATAGCCATCAGCAGGAATGACAGGCACTTGGATATACGTTTCCTCATAACGGGGGTCATCGGGTTCGAGAAACATATCAAAGCGTATTTGAGGATGCCCTTTCCGTTCCATACATCCAGTCTTGTTGATTTTACAATAAGCCATACAATTCTCCTAACTTACCCCATAAGTGTTCCCTGAGAGCCTACAATGCCCATACAGGCTTGCTCTGTGGGATGTCCTGCTTGGCTATCCATAACTGCCTCCGACAATTTGTATCAAATAATAAGGCGGCCGGAGCGAAATCACAGCCGCCTTTTCGCGGAAGTACTCTCCCGCCTTATTCCCTTTTGGCTAAACCGGTGTTTAGTCGATATCACATTTCCAAGTTATCTCAAGCTTATCGCCACTCTGAACGTTGATAACCGAAAAAGTCTGTCGTGCTAACATGTTTCCTGCTTCGGTAGCGTCAAAGATACCGCTTTCAGTAACAGCCTTAGTACCTGTAAAGGTCCACTGGTGTACCCACTGAGCAGTATCGTTTGAAACGTCTGTCGTGACTCTTGAAGTTGTCGCAGTTGCACGTGCTCCACCACCATCGGTGATTTCAGTTTCAAGTGCGGTATCGGTTGCGGCCGGTGCAGTAGTACCAGTACCGATTGCTAACTGATCGAACGTCCCTGATGTGGCGCCATTGATAAGGCCTGCAATCTGTGCCTTTCCAGCATCTACGACCAAGTTCTTGAGGTAACGTACGTTTAGAATAATGTCATCACGTGTATGTTTTATCGCTAACTCACCATGGAGTTTAGCTGTTTTAAAGATTTCCGACATCATCCACCTCCTTTGTTTATTTATGGATTCTTTATTGCTGTACAAATGTCATCAATATATATTTGGTCTGTTTCGGGTGAACGCTTAATTTCGATTTTACGAGCGAATTCTTCGACCAATTCAAACACTTCAGTAGGTGTCCGTCCGACGTCTATTACAGCCGTCAAGGCCGGATCGACAAGATCTAAAATGTCTGCACCCGATGTTGTTACGTCTTTTGTGACGTCTTCATCAGTTAGGGATAAAGTTTCAACATCTAATTCCCTACCCGATAAAGCTTTTGTAAGAGAATCAACTAAAGGTAGAACGTCTCCGAATACTCGGAAGACTTCGCGTTTCAACGCTATTGTGTCTACTAACGCTATATGGAACCACTCTACGTATGATTCAGTCTGAACAATTAGGACACATAAGAATTGATTCGCGCCAAATCTTATAACACGCGTTTCGAGGATATTACCCGGCGTCGATTGAATTAAGGTGTTCAATGTCGCAGCCACAGACGCTTGATCCGTAGCTATACCTTGTATAGCTGAGTTTATCCTAAACATATCTTTCCCTTACATTCTCTTACTTCTTTTTTAAAACTTTGCCCCAAACGAGGCCTCCTGCTGCTATAAGTAATGAACCTGTCGACATTATCATATATCCGACATCTGCTTTGTATATCACTTCATAGGTGATTCCCGCAGACACTACGATAATCCCGACAACTTCTAATAAAACACTGAACAAGAACAGTCCTTTGTTCATTAACTCTATCCTCCGTAACCGATTGCTATACACCTCACAGTTTCATTTGGTACAGCTCCTGTTGCAGCTACCAATACAGCTGTTGCACCTGTGGTATCGGCTGCTGTATAAGCTAATACCTTTTGGTTATCGTAATCATAAGCATAAACAAGCGAACCACCATCGAATAGAACCATCTCGACAACTTCCATACCTAAATCTTCAGGAGTTAGACTCACTCCGCCATCAGGCCAAGCTTCTGATCCATCTCCGATAGCGATTTCTGCTATCGTCATTCTTTTGTTCCACATCCCAGAACGAGTTACGATCGTTGCTGTTACAGCTGAAATGTCAGCCATTCTTCACCTCCTCTGTGATAAGCTCCCCGCCTGAGCCTATCCAACTTGCGTTGGCGCACCTTCCTCTCTAATCTGATAGAGCTCTTCTCAACTCACTTTGGCATTTCTGCACAGATTGCCTAATGAGTGACTTTATACCGTTACGCTGTTCTTTATCTGGAGAGACGGAATCAGCTATCGTTAACAACTCACCTAACAATTGCTTTCCCACGACATCAACAATCACTTTCTCAATGTCGGCCATCTTTATCCTCCTTAGGCTTTCAAGTCTCCGATAACGGCCATCACGTCAGGTCTGCGAGCGCGCAGCTCTAACATAGTATACAGTAAACCTTGTACAACCAGTTTCGATGAAACAAAGATGTTTCTGTTTTCCATATACTGAGTTTCCATTGCAATACCAATGTCTAAATGATTCAAGTCTAAGACAAAAATCTTAGAACCTTGGACAACACCGTTGTTGTCAATACTCTTCGGGCAATCAATATCAGCCATCCACGGTAAGCCCATATAGCTAGCCAAAGTCAGACCCGCTTCAGTACCCGGATAAGTTCTTTCGGAACCAACACCAAACTGGAACTTCTCGTAGCTCATAAACCTTCTCTCAGCTTCGAGTAACCTCTGAGCCTTAAAAAGTTGATCGTAGCCGGAGAGGATCAGTCCCGGTTCTCCACCAGCTTCTCTACACGCCTGAATAGCATCGTCAACCTGCTTTAATGCAAAGTCTCTAGCTACACCTCCATTGTAGTCCTGGCGACAACCGACCTGATAAGAATTCGTTCTTGCTGTCCAGTCATAACACCTCGGATACATTTTCGCATCGTGTGAGTTGGTAGAACCGACAACTGTACCGTAACCTGAAGCAATATCGTCGATCGATGTAATACCTGCACGAGAGTATGCATAAAGGATGTCACCTGCGACAGGCGTACCCGTTACAGTATCAACAACAATGGTTGTTGCTGTCGATGACTGTACTTCCATATCGACTGCTACTTCCTCATCCGCACTTGTGTCGTAATATCGAATCACATCACCTTTTTTGAAATAGAGACCCGTAGGAGAAGGTACGGTAAAGGTTAATGTATCGAAGGAAGCTACCCTAGTATATGAACCTGCGAGTAGCTGTTGGTTGATTTCTTTTGCGTGGTCTTTTTCCTTCTCGGCCTGTTCGACTGCGTAAACATCACCTAACCCACCTTCCAAACCTGATAAGAAGATGTTCTGGATTGTCACGCCTAAGGAGGTACCAACAACCTTAGGTGGTGAACCAATGGTTGTATAGGTGCTCTTAGCGATTGTCGGGATATTCTCGCCCTCACGTATAGGACCACTTGAACCTCCTCTAGCAGTCCTTAGTCTCCAACCGTAAGTCGGACCCCAAGGTGTCTTCGTTACGGCATTGTAAAATACCGTTCGATTGTTCATTGCAGAGAAGACTTGTCTACCGTAGGTTTTGTTGAATACGTCATTCGATTCGAGATATGATTGCTTGCGCAATACATCCGGGCCGAACAACTGATTCGTTAAACCCATTTGAGCACTCTGAATATATTCATCTAATGTCACTTTCTTTTCACCTCCTTTTTAAAGAATTACTTCGCCACGAGCAACCTTCGCTTGAAGAACGGCTCGTTCGGAGTATGATAATTTCATCAATTTTTGGATTTTTTCCTCTTCGGAAATAGCTCCCGCTACGCTTTTAGCGATAACAGTTTCGGGTGCAGTCGCAGTTGGTTGAACTGCTGAAACAGGCTTCCAACCTAATTCAGAAAACTGCTTCTGGACCAATGTCGTTCCTCGCTTAGCCTCTTCCACCTCTTTCCTCAATTGAGCGATTTCATCCTTTAAAGCTTTCCTCTCTTCTTCGTACTCAGGATACATATCATCATCCTTTTTCTTGTCTTCGAGATTTTGTTTGGCTTCTACCTTTTCATCTTTCTTCGGATCTTCGCCCATTGCTTTCTTCTCTTCTTCTTCTTCATCTTTCGGCTTATCGACTTGGCCTGTGATTACTTTCTGAGGAGTGTCTTGTTCTCTTGAAGGTGTGTCCAACTTATGAGGACCTAATGAGGCTACATCGGCTTTTGTGATGAATCCAATTTGTTTCAGTTCTTCGACAGTTTCGGACTTTGTAATAAAACCGGCATCTTTAAGCAATTTGACGAACTTCTGGAACATTTTGACTTCTTTTTGTTCCTCGTTTTTCTTTTCGTCTTCCTCTTTCTTTTGCTTTACGACGAAATCGATCTTATTATTCAGGTCCGTGATTTGTTTCTGGAGAACATCGAAGATTTCATTTTCTCCGTTCACATTTTCACCTCCTTACAGTATTCCCTACCTGATGTAGTTGATTTAATTCTAGTTGATTATAGTTTTATATAAAAGCCCTCACCCTAGTCACGGGATATAGCGCGTAAACTAAATAACGGAACGAAGTCCCCATGTGGACCTGCTTCTTCGAAAATAAAGCGAGCCATATCGCTCAATTCGTTTGACAAAGCATTACCTACTTCTCTTTTTATCGCTCTCCCCAGCAAAGAAGTTTTTGGTGTTTTAATAAGGATATCGATATCGTGGAAGGAGTAACCTTTATTAACGACTCCTCCGACAAGGGCTACAGTATAATCAGAAAGTCGTAAGCCTGAACCTTTCATAACAAAAACACTACTACCTTCGGGTTGCAACGCTAAAGAGAACTTCCCTTTCACGCCATGGCGATACAACCTTAATAAAATCGCACGCCTTAACCAACCATCATCAAAACCTGGAGGCAGATCAACGGTATTTTGTACTGTGAATTCAATACCTAAATCGATAGGATGCTTAAACGAATTTATTATTATATCCAACTTTGCCGCATTTTGAGCCTTAACCAACATAAATCTAGCGCCTTGATTAACTCCTAGAGGGCACGCTGTTATTTCTTCAAGTTCGAAATCCTGGACTTCAAAATATACGTTAGTCCCTCTCGTCTTTTTTAGAGGTGTGCCTTTCGCTAAACCAAACACGGAAAAACATCTAAGCGCACCATTTCTTACTTCTTCAACGACTTTCTTCGTCAGCGAAGTATCGGAACGTAAGCGACATACGACATACAATCCGACATCATCAACTTTACTCGTATAAGTAATTCCAGTTGTCGGAGACGTCCACGATTCGAGAACTGTCCCGATTCTTAAATTAGAATGTTGATATTGAACAGCCCTATACTCCTCTCCACGTGCCATAAAATCTGCAAACGCCTTCTCCAGAACTTTTAGTGGTATGAGATGGTCTTCGCGATCGACAACTGCCACTGAGGCATATCCTGCAATAATCGTTTCATCAAGTTGTGAGATTGAGTCAGACATCGCATTTGAGACATAACTTCTACTTATCAATTGAAAATCCGAACCTAAGGCTAAACCGTTCAAGACTGGAACAGCTACATCCATAGCAACCGCGGGGTTCACTCCGAATGTTTCGCCTAACAAGGTTGTAGAGTGAGCATGAACTTCATGGGCGAATTGATCAAGTGTAATTACTTTACTATGATATTGATCCCAACTATTTACGACTTTTAAAGCTGAAGGGTCAGCTTTTGAGAGAGTTATTACTTTCGGTAATATCTCATCGAAAACAGCTTCGACATCTTCGGTTTTATGTGTACCATTTGCTATCTCTGTATAGACCTTTAAGAATTTCAGTAACTTTTCCAATTCTTACCACCTCCAATGTTTCCTTTGCAAGATTGCGAAAGCGGGTCGAGGTCTCCTAATCTCCGCTCTGCCTTCTTCTGTATGCATATAATAGTGGTGTCTGCGTAAGCCGTGAGGACTCTTGCAAACCTTTCCGCACTCATCGCAAACAACTTTTGTATCTTTCGGTTTTGGATCTGGACGAGGACCTGGATGTAATTCCCGCATCTTCGCCCTAATCTTTTCTTTTACTTCTTCACTTCGTTTTTTGCCTAAGTTCATCGCTCTTAACTTTTCACGAACCTCTAATGTGTGAGGTCCTTTAAAAGTAGGAGGATGACCCATTTGAGCTTCGCTCATCTTTCGGCGAGTCTCTAACGACCTTTTATAACTTTTTCCAGACATAACGTTATCCACTTACCCTTTATATGACAATAACCAAGTTCTTTCTTGCTTCCCTAAAGGAGCCGCCATCATTAAATATCTTCCCGCGGCGATATGTTTCGTGTCTTTTAACCAAAACTCAATTACGTGTTGTTCGACACGTCCGAATTCAATTTCGCAATCTTCGATTTGATATAGACGTGTGGGTGTTCCACGAGAACCAATCCACTCCGACGCACGATTAACTCCGACTTTATTCAACCAATCAAAATCTCTACCTCGTTGTTTGAAAGCCGGAATAAGGAATTTCTTACTCCCAGGATTGATTAAAGGATTGTCTTTATCCATACTAAACGATCCTGTTTCGAAACCTACCCAGTAATCGCTATGACCAATGTGGATACGAAAATCGATATGAACTGCGGCCTGACCTTTCAACTTTTTTCGTGTTGTGAGAAAACTTTCGTACGTTTTGACGCTTTCGAATGACATACTTTGAGTTTCGTCTAATCCTAAGATATGTTCATCAACGACACATCTCCCCTTGTCACCTTCACGCACATCAAAGCTAGCTCTACCGACCTTTTCAGTCATAACAACCTCCTGTAACCTTACTTGATCCGTTTCCGGAGCTCTTGCAGGGCCCCAACCTGATTCGTGTAGTTTACACCAACCTCGAGGATTGATATCTCCATCAACCTTCGTACATTTACCATTATCGACAGCTTGTTCACTTGCGTCTTCTTTTTTTACAAAGAAGCGACAAGTCGCACATCTCAATACTGTTCCGTATTTCGCGCTTTTCTTATCAGACTCTTCGACGTATCCTACTTCGTCTTTTGTCAATTTACTTTTTTTAACCATCTCGTTTCCGTTCAGAATGCGAGAAATGTTACTGAGGGCTTCAACGAAAACACGATCCTCTGATTTAACGTCTTCGGGATTGAATTCTTTGCCTGACGTAATATCATCTACAATGTTTTCAAGATTTTTCATGGTTCCTCCTCAAGCGTTTGGCCTAAGTTCTGTCCGAATCTCTTTCTTACTTTTTGCCATTCACCTCGTTTTTCTGTTACGAGCGTCATAGCTTGCTTCAAGATTTTATTATCGGGTTCTACCATTATCTTTCTCTCCATCCATGTCGCGGCATGATTCCAAGCATCATCTTCGTTTTGTAAATATTCGTTAACGATTTTCTTCTTCTCTTTCGATGATGCTCCTACAGGAACTTCTCGTTGAGTGTGGCCTAATTGTAAATGCGACAATTCGTGAGATAAAAGCATAACCTTATAAGAAATATGCCCCTTAAAATAATCCGCACCTAATCTTAATTGTTTATCAGCTCCAACTTCGGCAGCATAAACGGGATTACCTGAAACGCATATAGACTTCGGTAAATGAGCTGCTTCTTTAAAATATGACATACCTTCGGCTATAGCATCTTTATCTCCTTCATCGGGCGCGATAATATTACCTTTCCAAGTTTTTTGTTCGGCTGTTACTCGATCCACATCCTCAGGTTTCACGAAGTTTAGCTTCTCTTTCAAGAATTCCTTTACCTCCCCTTGGACAACCCAGTAGTGTTGCCGAACGCCGTCTTCTCGAGTTATTTCAACTTTCACCTTTCCTTCAGTATCATCCGCATTCGAGATTTCGATAGCTTTCTCTTCTAACTTCTTTTCCATCTCTGCTAAGAGGGTATAATAATTCGAACCTTCTCTCAAATGTGCTAATGCTATCTTCCCTGTAGCGACAGGATCATCATCGGTGACATTTGTATCCATATTAACTCTGCCATGCTCTAATTCGACGTCCAAACCCATCCTGAATTGCTCAACGTCATAATCCTTAAAGTCGATACCAAGAGTATGTGCAATATCTTTTGCTTCATCGATCGTAAACGGACCCCGACCACTTTTCTTAAAAACTTTTGTTGTGGCCTCTAATTGTTCTTGTGTTATACCCGTTTTGAAGACATCTTGCGCTTGGCGTTCAATATCATCCTTCCAGAATATACAACTATCCGTTTCCTTTATAAGTGCGCGGCTAAAATTATACCCATGGGGTATTGGAATGTTATCTTCATTTTGGAATAACCATTTATGTGTCGTATCCGCTCTTTTACCTAAAGGGACAACATGTATGACAACTTTCTTCGCAACCCTTACTGACTCTTCGACAACTTCTGAAAAGTTTTGACAATGCGATAAAAGGTGTAAAGATATAACCGCATCAAACGTTTTGTCATCGAAAGGTAAACGTTGAGTTACGTCTACCTTTTCTACGTTCAACTTTTGGTATTGGCAATACTCAAGTGCGTAATCGTTGTTATCAACACCTAATGCCTGGTATCCTGTGAGGTTCAGTACCTTCAGCATGCGACCCATTCCGCAACCTAACTCTAATACAGTAACAACATCTTTATACGCTAAACGCGAAAGCACGTTATACATATCATAAATAGTTACCATATTAAAGTCTTTTTGGCCGTCTAAATAGTTTTTTGGATAGTTATTGTCCATATCTCCACCCTTACACTCTAAATGTTATACCCCTTAATGTAAAAGTTTCTCCAGGTTTAGGTAATGCCTCCATAATTGTGTTCTGATAAGTAGTGTATGCCCTCTTTACTCCCTGGAGCGGAAAGTTATTCGGTTTTTGTTCCTTAATCACAGTAGTTCCATCTTCCGTCAATGTGATCCACTTTATACCTACTCGCGGATCCCAAGGATCGGGCGAACCTTCTTTACGACTCACCATTAAAGGGACGTGTACAGAATCAATTGGTACTTCGCCCCAACCTGCTTTAGGATTGTAACGCTTAAACTGTGACAACGTTATTGCAGACCTTCCGTGTAATACATATTTCGCATGCGGAGCTCCATACACAATCTTACCTCCTTCTGAAGAAGGAACGAAACGTATCGAATCGTAAAGCTCTCCTGATAGAAATGGACAAGCATCTTTTATAGCTGTGAGAGCATCGGTGCTTACCCAGTCAATACTAGCTCTTTTAACTGCTTCTTCTAAATCGATCACGTCTCCCTCGGCTTTCTTACAACCTCTCCAGGGAATACATTGCTCTCACCTGAACCTTCAACTGGTTTCAGGACGGCGGCTTCCTCCTTCGGAGTTTGAGTTGTCTTATGTTTTTCATCTTTCGAATGCGGGTAAGGTCTAGATGGATGTCGATGCATATTACCATCATTATCAGCCATCTCTCCTCCACGTGTAGCGGCAGCTTCTGTTTTTTCAGATGTAGAATCGTCATTCGTAGGTACTACATTTAATGAATCGAGAGGTATGGGATATCCACCTGCAGGATTTTCGACTTGGAAAACGACGTCATCTAAATTAGCCTTATCTCCGATAATTTTTACCTTGAATCCCATTTTTTGTAAAACAGACGCTACACCTGCTCTTTGCTGTGAAAACTGTATACGAGTAGATTCAGCTTTCTCTTCTGGTTGGTATAATCTCAAATCCCAATCAGTTACACCGAAGCCTTCTTCTAGTAGTTCTGGGAAAACTTTAGTGTGGTATAATCTTTGGTCGGACTCAACGACTCTACTCGTTACAATCATTGACATCGATTGTTGTGCTACACCTCCAGCGACAGCTGTAGAGTTCTCCCAAATAGGCGTGACTCCATAAAAAGCAGAAATTCTTTCACGTATCTCTTGTCTCACAGGTAAATAATCCATTTCTTGAAGGGTGTGATACAAACGTATCAAATCCGTTCTTCCTCTCCCCGTACGAGCTGTCACGCCCACCCAAGGTATATAGTCAGGATCTTGACGTAAACGCATTTCGAGATATTCTCTCTCTCGTCTTAAGCCCTCGGTATCGTCTGTGGCCGTAATCAACATCGAAGAAGGCATCTTCCTTTCGAAGAAATACCTATATACATATTTATCCATTCCGAGCACAGTCAATACTTTTTCGAATAATGTCAGTAGCGGACTTAGACCATATAATATGCCCGGCGTGAATTTCTGGAAGTGGATGATTTCGTCATCAAATAAAGGCACATCACCTCCTGTTTGATGATATATGAACATCACTGGTTCCATTTCCAAGTTACATTTCGGACATTTTCCAGGTCCATCAGACAATTCGCGATGCAACCTACACGTATAGTGAGCAGAGCGTACTTCACCTGCCGAATTAACATCGAATTCAACAAGGCCGGGATGTAATCTATAAATCTCAGAGGTTCGTGAAATTAGTCCTTCCTTACTAAAAGCGTATTCTTTATTTAAGAGTATGAAGGCATCATCTGCGATATTAACATCATCGTGTGCCTCCTTTAATACGTCTTCTAAAGTTTGACCGTGACGGTTGCAACGTTTAAACAATTTCTTCGGATATATAATTTGCGAGACATCAGGACTCCGTAAGGGTGATCCGCAAAGTCTACAGACATCTCCAGTACTCTCTTCATCACCACAATTGGGATTTGTACATTTCTTATCGAATTTTGGCACGAAGCCCATCAAACCCCTACGGAAAACTTCATTCCTTATTGTTGTAATAGCAGCCCTAACTTCCGAAGTCATATAAGAAATCATGTACAAATTAGCCAATAAATATCGGCGTTGACCAATATTCGTCTTTATCCAATCACTTGGAATGTTTTCGACTCCCATCGTTAATGTTCTGTGTGTCGCGCCTATGTTTTTCATCAAAGGGAAACCACTAGGCTTAAGCAGCAAAGACTGTTGCATACTTGCCGACATGAACTCTTGTAGTTTCATATCCACCTCCCGATGTTACAAAAGTTAACGCCTACCTAGCGTCTCAGTAGCATCGATTGACACAATTTTTTCGATAGTATTTATTGCCTTTAACCGTAATTGCAACTTTCTCCAACCTTCATCACTTTCTGATTCAGAAGGCAGACTCTCGGAAGTTGCGCTAATTACCCTATTCTTACTCGAAGGCAATTTATTGATACGCTCCGCTTCAGCTACGACAGCTCTAAAAGCTGTCTCAGGTATGACAGTAATAGCCTCTTCGGGTACGTCATCATCCGCTTCGGAATCTTCGACCTTTTCGTGCCACAAGTCAACCACTAAGAAACATTTCGTCTTAGAATCCCACTTACACGCAAACTGTTGACTTTTTTCTTTGAACATTGTTCCAACTTTCATTATATTACCTCCAAACTATGTTTTTCCCTTTCGGGTAACTCGAACTCGACATGATGCCCACAATCAAGGCAATTATATCCAATTGCCTCTTCTCTATAACTGGTATGACCTTTTTGTGAAAAGAAAGATATAGCTGGACTTTTGCACGCTTCACAAACAAGTGTTAGTTTGGGTTCAGACCTTCCGACTATAACATTTGCTACGTTTCCGACAACTTGTGTCCCACCACGACCTAACCTATCATCCAAAGCTAACATAGCTAAAGCAATACTAAAGAACGACTCACCATGACCCGATGAAGTTTCGGGAGCTGTCAAATCGCCTCTCACAGCTAACAATTGTGACACAAAACGAGGTTCGCCTAACAACTTAACCCTCTTCTGGGTAAACATTTCGTCCATCGTCGTTATAGCTCGTTTCCTATTTTGAGCTGAAGCGAAAGAGATTAACGTGATTAGTGGATCTAAATCGCGTTCCGACATTTCACCTCTGGTGTCATCTAAGTAGAGTGCGTCCATCTTGAAATTGTCTACAGCTTTTTCGAAATATTCTTTTTGTACGAGGTATGGCATTTCATCTAACCAAGATTGGTGCAACATCGTACATATAGGTTTCCCTTCAGCATCTACCTCGACACCGAAAATTGACAAATGTGATGGGTGACGTTTCTTACCCAAATCGGCTCCACCTAATACATATCTCATTTCAGGAGGTCTCCTGAATACCGCTTCTATCGAATGACATTTTAATGAAGGATCGACAAGCCCTCCAGGGCCTATAATCTCATCCGACGTAAAGTAAGACTCTGTTTCAGATACGGGTACCAACATAAACTCCGTCTGAAAGGACCTCCAACCAGAAATGCGTTTGTGCCTTTCAAGAAATTCAGCAGAGTAGACCTCAGGCCACAACACCTCTCTACCTGGTACGGGATTGAAAGCAGACCAACGAATATACTTGAAACCTTCTTGATCTTCAAGAGTCATCAAAAGGTCTTCGGGATGCATAGGCGTTCCCATAATAATACAAATTGCACCCTCAACGGGCATATTGATTATCTCAGCTTTGAAATGTTCCGTCACTTTTTTAATTTGTTCAAAAGACAATGGAGTTTCAGGATCACGCAAAATGTCATCTAAGATAACGACACCCTTTACGTGCGTACCTCTTTTGAACGAATAAATACCGCCAATTAAGATTTCTACTTTCGAAACACCGTCAACGAGAAAACGACAAACAGAATCTGAAGCAGGTGACAGGTCCTTCATACGAGATGATAACTCAGGGTTGTTGAGGATGTATTCTTTTATCTTCTTTGAATGGTATTCTGCCATTTTATAACTGTAAGATAAGTAGATTACGTTATAACCTTTTAACAACGTCCATATCGCTGTCGCGTAGCCTGGAACAGTTGATTTTAAGTGGAACCTTGGCCAAACAACTACTAAATGTTGTTGTGTCTCGAAACACAACTCAATTTCTTTTATAACCTCGTTAATATGCCAATAATCGAAAGACTTGCCCGGAAAGGAACGAACATACACTTTATGGACGAATTCACTCAAAGTGTACTCTTTTGACGCGAGTTTATCGCCCATACTGGCTAACACATCGTCGATGTTCGACATTTTTGAGTCTCCTTCTTATGGGCGTCAACAAGGTCACAGATACGAACAATGTGGAAGAAGATAGCTTGCGAATCTAGGTTACCGCATAGTTCTGACCACTCAGCGAAGCATTCCTCTTTGAATGGACAACTATCGCAATCATATGTCATGTCCTGGTTCCAGCGACCACCACAGTCCCAAATTAGCTTCTCAACTCTATCAAGGAACCAACTCTTATCCATCTTCTCGGAATGCCTCCCTAAAAATGTTTGGTACACCCTCTACTGTAGGATCGCTTGGTCTCTCCAACCAACTAGCTGTTCTGTCTAATACGTTTACATAGTTTAAGAAAGTCTCAGTCGGTATCGCTAACTTCACAACACCGAAATCAACGTACACCACGTCATCCTCCTTTGAAGTAACAACAAACATCGGAGAATCACGCAACAGTTCCACCAGGATCTTCATTCTACCTTCCATAGATATATTATACGAGACTTCCTTAGGTAAATCAAGGGCAACTACTCCGTTTTTACAGGTCCGCCTTGGATAATATTATAATATTCCAGTAAAATCTTAGGTCTACCTCTACCTATAGCGCGCTTAGGCCTAGACCAAGTAAAGACATCAACTTTCCCGAACTCGGCCTTTAACTTAGAACCAACTTCAAACGGCGGAGGATAATCTCCTGCCTGAGCCACAACAACAACTCTATGTGCCACAGGTAGAGCCAACTTCGTCAACTTAACTACTTCTGATAGAACGTCATCAGGCGTAGGACTATGGTATTCCTGTTGCGTAATCACTGAAGCTACGAAGTCCAAAACAGGCTCAGGCTTAAAGTTCGGTACATCTATGTATACAACTGAACCACTGACGTCATTTTTCAATAAATAATCTTCTGCAGTTCCGTCAAAGACCTCAAACGGATTCCCTGAAATACTTGCCTGGGCTATCATCTTATGTTTAGACTCTATCAACTCCTCTAACGTTAAGTCTAAATTAACTTTCAACTTTTTCTTACTATCCAAACTCCACATCCAGCTCTCACCTAGGCCTTGCATAAGCGCAGAACCTAAAGCAGCAATCCAAACAGGATCCTTTACTGAAGTAACGAAACCATCAATACGTCGTCTCTCTTCCTTAGACCAAGGACCCATATCCAACGAACTCAAGTATCCGTCCCTGAATTCGAAAAGTGGCAAACTACTACCTCCGACAGACTTCAGTGCCTGCGCACACACCTGTGCATATGGATGGTTATTAACAACTGTAACTTTGTGTCCCCTTGCAGCCAGATAATGTGAAAACGACATTGACAACGCAACCAGGTCTACAAACTTATCGGAACCATTCACTATCCTTTCTACCTCAGCTCTTTCCATCAAGGGTGAAGCTAAGAAAGTTGCTTTCTGCTTCCTCGGTTCTTTTACAGGTCTCTCATAAGTCGTTATAGGCATACTCTCACCAGTTAACATCTCTAACGTCTTCTGAAAGTGAGATATCTTGTCTTCTATGTTCCTCCTATCTGCCTCTAAGCTACCTATTATAGCCCTCAAGGATTCGGTCATCTTTTCGACTTCTGACTCTACATTACTAGGCATCCCTCTTTTTCCTCCTTTTATATATATATATAATAATTATATGTTAAATAAATAAAAAAAATAAAGACCTATCTTTTATATTTATTATTTTGGGCGGTAGGCCAAGGCTGGAGGACAATTTAAATATAACAATATCGGCGGTAGGCCAAGGCTGGAGGACAATTTAAATATAATAATATAAATTATAAATAATTTAAATATAACAATATCGGCGGTAGGCCAAGGCTGGAGGCGAAAATGCAAAAATAACCCCGCGTATTTTCCGGCCAGGGTAGCCCAATATTTATATATATACTTCTATATGATATTATTATTATACTATAATAAGAGAGGTAGAAAGTATGATAATAAAAAAGAGTTAGTAATAGGCAATAAGAACAATAAGCCTAATAAGTAGCGATTACTGGCTATGTTAAAAAAACAAGTAAAATAAAATAATAAAGGATTAAAATAAAATGGCAGAGCAAATTAAAAAAGTTAAAGAGAATATTATAACTGATAAAATTTCAATTGATAATTTAACTCATAATGAAGTAATAGAATTGATTAAAATAGCTCATAAAAAGATAGGTAATATAATAGAGAGTG